ACTACACTCTTACCTTTTACATCATCTGGCATAGCAAGTGGTAGGCCATGTACATCTGCCATTGATGAATGTTCAATATTTCTAGGAGCAAACCTAAGTAAGTTTTCTAGTTTCTCCTGTGTCAAGTGTTTCCTACCATACCTATGAGTATATTCCTCAGATAACCTACACCATAGATTGTATAGGTAATTATAATTGGCATCACTGCTTCTAACCCATATACCATCTGGGTGATTGATGTGGCTAGCCTTGTAAAGTGTAGCCTCCATATTAGAATTAGGATGTCGCCATCTTTTAATTCGTCTGCCTGCTGCTGTTTTGTCTTCATATAAATCTCCGTCTAAAACTCTATGTGCTGTGGACATGAGTTGTGCATACTCGATAACCATTTTAACGACATGTTTATCACAATGTTGTTCTGCACATAGTACAGGATTTTCATGTAGTAAAAATATGTTCATGTAAATAAATCCTCTAAACTACTAGGTGGTTCTGAGCCTACTGCCATAGATTTCATTGCACCACCTAAGTATTGGTTACTCTCCCAAGCATCAAACTGCTCACGATTAGTTACATTATAGAGGTTCCTGAACTGTCCGTCAAGTTTCATTTTACCCGTAAATTTAATTAGGGTATCTTCATCTAACATCATCTGTTCTAAGTGTCCCATGAAGTTTCTAATAGACATAAGGATAAATGCTGTTCTAACATAGATCCATTTGTTTAAATTGCCATATTTCTCTTTTGCCTTCATGCTAGGAGTGTTCATTATAGTGTGAAATTCGTCTAATTCTACGCCTAATTGGATAGTTTCCTGCACATTATCGTACATTTCTCGATACAAATTGGACATTTTTCTACTGAACTTAGTTGTGCCTTGTCCCATGTAATATAAACCTGTCTCAACCGCCCTACTATGAGTTGTAGAGTCATATGATATATCTACATTATCATATAAACCGTTCTGACAAAAGACTAGATAAGGAATTATACGCCTAATACTACCTACACCTAATACATGTAAGTGCATTTTATCTTGTGGCCAATGTTTAGCAATCTCACTAGCAATAAAAGCTCTTTTTACATCTTCTAAAGGACCTGTACCTAATGCTGCTGCTCCCATTGCCACACCACCTATTCTATCATGCCACTCTGTAGGTATCTGTTCTAACAATAGTTCATACCATCTTAAATATGTGTCTACACAATTACCCTGTAGAATAATATAAGGTTTGCAAGTGCTTTCTTTACTATCAAATACTTCTAGTTGTCGTTTTATATTACGACCTGTTTTCCTAGCTAACTCTTCGTAGTTTTCAAAGTCAAAGAATCTTTGTTTAGTATCGTTTCTGTCTGATCTATCGCCTGTAAGTATTACAGGTATCTCATCAAAACACATACCTACATCTGCCCACTCTGCTTGGTTCTCATATACTTTATCTTTGAGTTCATCAGTAATAGTCATGCCTTGTGTAACAATTTGTAAGCCACCTGAGTCTGCATGGATACTATGTACATGATCTTTATATGCTAGGAATCTTTCTCCAAAACTAGACTCTGTATGTCCGTTGTATAGCATAGAAAATTTGTGTGAATGTACGCCTGTTACCAATTTATCTAGTAACATATTAATAATCTGTGAATTTGTTTCGTCTTTAGCAATACCTGGGTTACTAAACCTCATATAGGAAGTGCCTGAAACTACATAATCTAATTGTCTACTCATGTTTTCAATATTTCAATTAACATATTTGCTTGGGCTGTTGCATCGTCCAAAGCATTATGATTATTTGCCTTAGGAAGTCTCCTATCTAATACATTCATTAGAGTTCTTAAACAGTATATGTCCCAGAACTTCCAAGGTATTTGCATACCCATAGCTCTGTAAGCACTTTCTAATATGACTACATCAAAATTAGCGCCATAACCCCAAATAGGAATAGAATCAGTACCATAAAACTCACTGAAAGACTCCAAAGAATCTTTGAGAGGCCTCGGATCTCGTTGCCAAGCCTCCCTTGCCTCTTTAGATTGTTCTTCCCACCACTTAATCGTTTCCGGTTCAACATGTAATCCTGCCTGCCTTCCTTCGACTCCATTAACATTAATATAAAATGTGTCTGTAATTTCTAAATTTTCTACAAGACACGCTCCAATAGAAACTATACACGCATTTGAATGTGTGCTAAGAGTTTCTAAATCAACAACAATGTGCTTTCCACTTATATCCATAATATAATCTTTTGTTATTTGTAGGCAATCATATTCATAAATTCATGCCTAAGTGCAGGATCGTCTTTAAATCCTCCACCAAGTTTACTTGTAATAGTAGACGAGCCTACATCTTCTACACCTCGACTCTTTACACAATAATGCTGGGCATCTATTACCACGGCAATATTATCTGTATCGAGAATGTATTGTAGTGCATAATATACTTGTTCTGTTAGACGCTCTTGTATCTGAGGCCTTTTAGCAAAGTACTCTACTACTCTATTAAGTTTACTCAATCCTAAAACTTTCTTATTAGGAATGTATGCAACAGTTCCTACGCCATCAATCACGACAAAATGATGTTCACAGTTAGATTGGACATTAATATTCCTTTCAATAACCATACTTTCATATTCCATTTTGTTTTCGACTGCTGTACATTTAGGAAATGCCTCATAGTCTAATCCCCAAAAGATTTCGTTCACATACATCTTTGCTACACGCTTAGGTGTGTCAACAAGACTATCATCTTTAAGATCAAGTCCTAATGTGTTCATAACTTCTATAAAGTTTTGTTCTATTAGATCAATCTTCTCGGTACGAGTAAGTCCATTATCTATTACGGGGGTTTCTACACCACACTTGACTAAGTGTTCGTGGATTTTAAGACCCAACTCAGGGTCTGTTTTTGTTTTATTAAAAGCCATTTTACTTCTCCTATTCCTTACACGGATATGCTTTGTTTATATTTGTAACCTTTGTGTTACCCTTATATTTATACATCAAACTGTTTCTTCCCAAGGGTAAACTACCCATCTATCATCATTATACAGATTTTGTGCTGTATATTCAAGCTCTATATCTGCTTTTTGGTGTAATACAGCCCAACGACTATTAGGAACAAGTTCCTTAATCTGTTTAATTGTTAAACCGCTATCACATATATCATCTACAAATATAGTGCCTTTTAAATTCTTATTAAAATTATATGCCTTTGCTGAATCTTTAAATTCTCCATCTCTAGTTTGCCATTCTAAAGGTTCAAAGCCAGCATCTAGCCAATGAGAAAGCATAACACCTGGTATCAAACCACCTCGTGATATGCCTACTACTTTATCTATGTCTTGATCTTTTAATTGTTTATATAACTTAAATACAAGTTGATCTACTTCATCCCAAGTTACAAATAATTTTTCTACCATTTTTCTTTAAACTCCGTAAGGCCTACATACTCTCCATTCTCATCTCTTTGGTATATAGGTCTTGCTATTGAATAAGGATCACACATTCTTTTACCTATGTATGTGAAGTGAGATTGTACTGTGCTAGGTGCTACATAGTTTAACCAATGTTTTACATCTGTTTCCTTTTGTTCACAGTATTCTTTTATTTCCTCTTTCTCACCGTACACGAGCTCTCCATTATTTAATTCTACTAAATTGACACTCAAAGTTTTACCGCCAATAATAGTAATATACAAAGTTGTATAATAACAACCAATAATAATTCACCTGCCAATATTGTATGATACCAAATCCATCTTGTTTTATAAGCATTGTCTATGTTTACTTCATCTGGATCTGGTTCTTTAAATGTATCAATATCTCTTTCAGGATTTTGTTTCCATAAAGTTTCCCACCATTTCATAATTAAGTTCCCCAGGCATTGCCAAACAAATCTATATGTAGTCTAGGGCTATACTTGTAACCTGTCTGCATACAAGCGTCTGCAACACCTTTTGCCGTCAAATGTTGTTGTTCTAATGTGGCTCCTTCTGGCATACAATAAACAGCATCTAGTTTTACGCCTGCCTCTTTATATGCCTCAACGAACTCATCTACCTCTGCAAAGTCTTCTATATCTCTGACGACAAATTTATTATATAGATGACTATTGCTTACCATATTCATATCTAATAGTGCCTCAGGTATAAGTGCATCAAATTGATCTTCACCTGAGATAGATAATTTAGGAGATGTAGACCATGTAACATGTATATCCTTACCATCTCCATTTAGATAATCAATAAATTGTTGTTGTAAATTCTGTGTGCCATTTGTTTCATAGGTTACATTTTTCAAACCTATTTCTTTACACATTTCTAATAATTCAGGCCATACTCTTTGCCAACCTAGTAAAGGTTCACCACCTGTAATAACAAGATGTATGTCTTCTTTCTCATTAAATTTACCATTAGGAAGTAAACTTACAATATGTTCAAACACCTCGTCTGTTGTCTTTGTTAGTTGTAGATGTTTGTATTTCATAGCCCATGAGGCAGAACTATCACACCCAATAGGTGTAACAGGAAGTTCTTCTATGGATTTATATGCCAGTTCATGTGTTTTTTCAGCACGCTCGTCTAACATGTAGGGCATTTCTTCTACAGGAATAAGATTGCCTCGTTCCTGTCCAAAACCTCTACATTCAAAATTGCAACCAAAGACTCTTAGGAAGACACTAGGAACACCTACGAATCTACCCTCACCTTGTACGCTATAAAATGCTTCGCTATATCTTAACTTTGCCATAGTATGATATTATATATGAACTCTGAACCTATAATCAAGAGTCTTGTTTACCTTTTTTAGCTTCTTCTGCTTTAATCTTTTCGTCTAAGTATTTTGGTCTACGCTTATGAACTTTCTTACCTTCATTGGCCTTATCAGCAGCTGCGTTATCTGCCTCTGCTTGTTCAATGATACCTCTCATATAACTAAGGTAATCATTAGAGTGTTCACTTCCGTCTGCACTCTGTTCCAAAATTTGATCTATGTCTAAGCTCTTAATGTACTTAAATTTAGTTTCCATTTGTCGCTTTTCTTTTTGGATACGCCTAATGAATGCGTAGTATGTAATTTGTGTAAAGTATGCAAAAGGATTTTTAGATTTTGCTGGATCAAAGTTGTCCATATATGTAAGACAATTTTCAATACCATCTAAGATCATTTCATCTCTAAATGTATAATTTACGAAATTGGATTTATAAGCTAAGTGATTTGCTATTTTAACAAAGCACTCTCCTATATAGTTAGTTACTTGTGGTCTATCCTCGCCACTCTCTTCTGCTTCTATTCTTAACTCCCTATATTCAGTCATTGCCACAAGGAATTCCTTGTTGTTTATATAGTGAGCCGAATTTGGATCACGCCTTTTTGCCATAATATACTCCTAATGTATTTTGTTTTTTAGCATAGCTTCGGCAAGCTCTGCTAGGGTATCTAAATCTTCTGATGATTGCAATTCTTCCTCTGTCATTGGACCGTCCCAATCTGGAGGATTAAGATAAATTGTATCCACCATTCTACCATACCCTTCTCTAAAATTCTCCTGTAAGGTTGCTATTGTAATAACATTATACCTTTCAATTGTGAATGTTGTTTCCTCAGATATAGCCACCCAAGGTCTTAAATTAATTTGTTCTCCTAATACTCCGCTCAAAGGCATTACATTAGATACTAATTCTATTGGATGTTCTATTTCTACTATATCTCCAGAAGTTTTAACCTTACCTACGATTGTACTTCCGTCTTTAAGTTTTAATATTGATATTTGTTCAGACATCTAGTTTAACAAGTTTATAATTGAAACCCTCTTCATTATAAATCTTGATCCTTTCTATTAAATGGTTCATTGTGTAGTTCTTTTTAGACTTCCAGGATAAATCATCTCCTATATCAAAAAGTCTACACTCAACTTTGTTGTCTCCTTTTCTTAGTCCTCTTCCTATACTTTGTAAGTTTCGTATTCTACTCTTACTAGGTGAGGCGAAAACAATATTATGTAGGTTCCTTATATTTATACCCGTTGAAAATGTGCCGTATGAGGCAATTATAATAGCATCGTCTTGTTTCTCTGTAATAGCTCTTATTTCTTCTCTAACTTCTGTATCTGTGCCTCCATATACAAAGAACACTTTCCTATTTGCTTTGACTGCCTTACTTATCATTTCATGTAATACTACACCATGCTTTTCTACATACTGAAATAGAACAAGTGTATTACCTTCCTGTGCAATAGTTAAGTTTTTTATAATTTCATTACGATCTGGGTGTGTTACTATCCAATCAATTTCTTCTTGGTAAGTCATACCCTTAACTTCTTTTCTGTGTGCGTCCTTCCAGTTAATCATACAACAAACAATCTTAAGATTAGCAAGTTGTTTATTATCCATTAATTTTTTAGTTGTAGTAACCTTATGTACTTGTCCAAACACACCTTCTAATACTAATCTATGTGTCTTTGTGCCATCTAATGTGCCTGTTGTTCCTACTCTATAAGGTGTTGAAACAAGTTTGTTCATTAATGTTGTTAAAGACTTTGCCTTAAACAAGTGTGCCTCGTCTCCATATACAACATCAAATTGTTCAAACCACTTTTTAGGATACTTGTATATAGATTGCCATGTACTTATTGTTATAGGGTATTCATTTGTTTTTTCTTTACCACCATATATCCTATGACAATTTTCTTGTACCTTCCAACCATTTGCTGATGAATAGTCTTGAAAGTCTCCGTACATTTGTTCTACCAATGATGTAGTAGGAACAATTATTAACTGCTTTCTTCCCTTTAGTTGGTGATAACGAATAAGAGAATATATAATGAGAGACTTCCCACTAGCAGTAGGAGATAAGAGTAAAGTTCTCCCAGTAGTAATTGCTTGC